TCTGCGGCGTACTGCTGCGCCTCGGCGTACACGGCTTTGGCGGCGGCGTTCACGTGCCACTTGCCGCGCGGCAGCTGAATGAAATCGCCGGGCTGCATGTCGGCTATCTTCTCGACTTGCATAGGACCTCCAAATAAAAAAGCCCCGCGCCAGCTTTCGCCGGGGCAGGGCAACCACACCGCTTGTGGCGGATGCAGGAGACTCGATACGGTTATTCGGGCACCTCCGGCACCGGCCCGTTGCTCGGGATCAGGTGCCACCCCAGCTCGCGGCGGATCTCGTCCGGCGTGGGCGGTGGGGTTTCTTCCATCGTGCGGCGCTCCATGTGCTCCCGAACCTGTTCCTTGGTCGGCTTGGTGGTCTGCATGGCTGGCCTCACGATGTGAACGCGCAACAAAAAGCCCCGCGACCTTTCGGGGCGGGGCTTCGGTTTCCTCTGCAGTCGGCTCGGGCTCACCACTGGTGATCCTAGCCGCGTCCGAGGACGGAAATAAGTTGTAGATGCGAAAGATACGCCTGTCATTTCCGATTGTCAATGACCTGTGGAAATGGCAGGCGTACGATCAGTTTGCCCGCGCCTTGATCTGGGCGTCGGTCTGGCAGCCGTCGGGCAGAATGGTCGGCCCGCCGTTCACAGGGTAGCTCAGCAGGCTGCCGCCGGTGCTGCAGTAGGCTTCGATCCAGTTGGCGCGATACCAGGTGCGGGTGCTGGGCGGCGTGCCGACCTGCTGCACGTAGTTGCCGGCGAAGTCGGCCGAGGTGGTCACCGCGGTGCACACGGAACCGGTACTGTCCGGGAACGAACGCGTGTTGGTGTTGGCCTCCTTGACGATGACTTCGCCGGGCGCGCAGGTGAAGGCCTGGTTGTTGGCCGGCAGCGTGAACACGACGCCATTGCTCGCCTTGAACGCGGGCTTGAGGTCGCCGGCGGCGGCAGGCTGCATGGACATGACCGCCAGGGCGATCAATGCGAGGGCCAGCATCACGCTGGCAAAGGGCTTGCTGGACATCAGTTTCATTGGTGTTTCTCCTTCAGGATTTGCCGACGGCCGGCCGGCGCGGTATTGCATTAATCGGCCTGCGCGCCGCCGGTGTCTTCGACGGCGGGCAGGGGGCTGTACTTGTGCTCAAACACGCTCTTGGGGTTCAGGTACAGGTAGCCGTCCAGCTGCTCGACCAGGTAGTCGCCAATCTGTGGGGTGATGCGCGCCATCATTTCGACCGTGGCCTCGGCGGTGCCGCCGTCGTCCAGGGTCAGGTGGGCGGTGCCGCTCGGCTGCAGGTCGACCGCGGTGATCTGGCGCCCGTGGACGCGGACGGGGTTTGCGACGTGGGTGATTTTCATGGTGTCCTTTCGATGTGTCGCCCGGATCGCGGGGCGACGGCGCGTTTGCGTCACCAGGTGTCGACCCAACTGGCAGCGAGATTCCATCCAGTGACGATGCCGCGCCACATCAGGTACGCGAGCGCGCCAGCGAAAATGAACGGCAGTAGGCATGGCCCGGTTATGTACTTCATCGATTCCCTCCGTTCAAAATGTCGTCGATCGCTTCCTGTGCGCTGTACAGCTCGCGGTTCCAGTGATGGCCGGGCGTGTGTTTGATGCTGAGCTGGCGGCAGATCGCGTTCGGGCTCTGTCCAAGCACGTACAGGTTCTTGAGCAGCATCTGGTGCTTGATGCTGAGCTGCATGTAGGCGCGCTGGATGATCGCCGCGTCCTCGAAGTTCATCGAAGCGAGCACCTTCTTGCCCGGCGGCGGGCCGTTGACGCGGTCGCGAATGATGGTGCACACCACGTCGGTCATGCATTTGTAGCCCTGGCCGCCGTAGGGCGACACCGAGCGCGTCTCGCGCGTGACCATCGATCCGCCACCGCGGCCTCGCTGGCACAGGCCCCAGTTGGCCAGCCTCATGGCGATCTGCACGCGATCCATCACGCGTTGTCCTCGTATTCAGCGCATCGCTTGTCGGCCAGCACCTGGTCGACGCGCGGGTTCTTGCAGCGCGCGGTGCCGTCGCGGTCGACCGTGCGGAAGCGGCAGCCGCGGCAGGATTCCTCTTCGGCCTTGAGCAGCACCTCGAGCGGATCACCGAACAGCTTCTGGGGCAACGTCATGCGCTTTCCTTCAGCCTGGCCAGGTGCCGCTCGCCGGCCCCGATCGTTGCTATCAACTCGGCGCGCAGCACCAGGTCGGCGCCGGACGTGATGGGAAGCCGGCGCAGCTCGGCCAGGGAAACCCATCCCGCGTTGAGCGCTTTGGTGATGTTGCGGATTCGCCGGCGCCGCTCGTGCGCCGCCCACCGCGCGAGGAACCAGGCTTTCACAGGAACTCCGGCCCGTTCAATTCGGTCTCTTCGTCCGGGTCGCCTACGCGCCCAGCAAGCGCCGCGATCAGGACGGTGGCGACGGCGCCGCAGAAGGCGCCCAGCAGGAAGGTGATTGCGGTTTCCATGGTGCTACTCCTCAGAAGGGAAGTGGTGCTTCGATGGGCGGCTGGACGACTGGCGGCAGCGCCAGGCCCAGCTGCGGCTGCTCGGTGGCCAGCGCGGTGATAGTGACGACCACGCGCGCCTCGCCGTCGGGCTCCATGCGTTCGGCGCTCAGGCGGCGGACCCACTTGTCGTCCTCGATGACCAGGTCCTTGATCGCGTCCAGGAGCACCTTGTTGGCGTTGTCCAGGTCGATGCACATGACCGTGTCGTCCCAGGCTGCGCCGCACTGGCGCATGCGCTTCTGGTAGTCGAGCGGCCGGTGCGGGTACAGCTGGATGTCGAGCTGCACGCGGCCGGCGATGGGCGCGACCACGCCGGCGGCGCGCGCAAGCGCCTCGACCTGCTTCTTGAACGCCTTGGCCTCGGTGGTCACGTAGGGCATAGGCATCTGCCGGCCTTTGACGTTGACCACGCGCGTGGCCCAGTAGCGGTTTGCCGAGATCGGGTAGGGCAGGGTGAGGGTGATCGATTTCATACTTCGAACCCCATGGCCTTGGCCAGCAGCATCTGCTCGGCGGTGTCGAAGGTATGCGACATGCCGTCGCGCTGGATTTCGAGGATGCCGTCGGACCACATGCAGCAGCGGGTCTTCGGGGGCGGCGCGATGATCTTGCCGGTAAGCGCCGGGCTGGCGCCTGCGGGGATGAAGCGTTCGGTGGTGGTCACTTCCTGTTTTTCGACCACCGGTGAGGCCTGCGCCCCGCCTTCCGACGCGGGCTCAAGGCCCAGCACCTGGCGAATGCCCGCGTCGGTGGTCGGCGGCGACGGCGCCGGCGTGCGGCGGTTGTACGCGCGCTTCTCTTTCGCTGGCGCTTCCGGTTCCTTGGTCCCGGCCTGCAGGAACTTCGGCACGTCCGCTGCTGGTGCTGGCGCCGCCGGCAGCTCTGTCGCAATCTTCGTCTGCATGCGCAGCTGGCCCAGCAGGTGGTACGCCATGACCTTGCCGCCGCCGGTCAGCGGTACCAGCTCGCCGGTCAGCCTGTTCGCCAGCACCAGGGCGTTGCACAGGCGCTCGGCCTCTTCGAAGTCCACGTCCAGCTGGTCGGCGATCTGCCCGGTCTTGATACCGGGCGTCCTGCGCACCATGTCGATGATCTTGTCGTTCACGGTCGTCCCTTTCTTGATTTTTGTGAATTGTTTTTCTGCTGCTGTTGCGCTGGCCAGCGCTATGCCGCCAGTTCCTGCTGTTCCTGCGGCTCCAGGCTCAACTTGACCAATTTGGCAAGTTCGGTCTCCAGCCGGACCATCCATGCATCCGCGGTTTCGCTCTCCTTGAACCGTAAATCTTCGCGCTGGGCCAGCACCAGGTCGTGGTCGATGCGCTGGTAGGTCTTGCGCCACTCGGGGTTGTGACGCCTGGCGCGCAGGCCGACGATTGCGTGCGCCAGCCATTCGAGGCGGTGAATCTCGACGGTGGCCGGCTGCAGCTGCCCAGGCACCAGGCCGAAGTGCACGTGGCACATGAAGTCGCCGCCTTGGGTGCTGGTGCTGCGCGTGCCGAGTAGCGGGCAGCCGTAGGCGGCGCAGAGGTAGCTGGGGCGCTCGGCCACCCGGTCTTCATGCTTGTGGCTCATGGTTTCCGCCTTGCTTGAGCGACGACATCAGCTGCTTGACCTTGGCCATGCCGGCAGCACTCGGACCACTCAGTAGCGCCCGGTTCGGCGCGCCGGCGGCGCTGGTAAGTTCGTTAGCTGCGCTGGGCAGCAGGGAGATCGCCGCGTCCAGCCCGATCTGCTTGGCTCGGACGGCTGTGGCCAGAACCTCGATACGGCCGTTAAAGTCGGTTCCCTGGGACAGGAAGTAACGCGGCGCCCGGCCTTCGATCTTGGCCTGCTCGACCAGCCGGCTATAGGTGGCGCGGAATGCCATACGCGCTGCGTTCTGCTCGCCCTCTTCGAGCAGCGGCGATGCTGCGGCCATTGCCTGGGACAGCTCGTTTGTCATCATCGCGGACTGCGCTTCGGACTTCGGCATCATGGCCCACGCTTCGTCGGCACCGAGCCATCCGCCACCGGCTTGTGCTTGGCAAGCGGCGACGATCTCGGCCAGCTGGGGCGCGAAGCGGCTGGTGCGCATGTGATTCTTACCGGCCTGCATGACCGAACCTGGCGGGAAGACCGACAGCTGCTCGATCCACATTTCGATGCGGTCGTCCGAGAAAGCGGGCATGTTCGGGTACTCGGTGGCCAGCAATGCGATCAGCTTGACGATTTCGATTTTCACGGATTCTCCATTGCCCGTTGCAGGGCGTCGAAGGTGGCCTGTGTGTTGGCGGGGCGCGCGGTTTGAGGTCCGCGCGAGGCTATCGCGACGAAGTGGTCGACTTTGATGCCGGTTCGGCAAATCAGCTCGATGTCGTCGTAGACGGTATTGCGGTCATTGGCGCCCTGGCTGAACGGGTCGTAGTGGCAACCATCGACGGCCTTGCAGAGATCGCTGACGGTGTAGCCGTCGTTCAGGCGCGCGAGGATTGCTTTACGGCGCTTGGCATCCAGCTTGGAGTTCGGATGCCCCATTTTTTTTTGCCAGTATGAGAAAACCTCGATCACGGTGTCGGGGGCGGGTTCGACAGTGCTTTTGGCCCTCGGCTCTGGCTTGGGTACGGCTCTGGTTGGGGCTACGGCTACGGCTACGGCTACGGCTACTGGTTTCGATAGGGTTTCGAAAGGGTTCTCGAAGGGTATCGAAAGGGTTTCAAAATCCTCGAGTTTTTGCACCGGAAAACGCGGACTGTTTTCACGTAAGGCCTTGACCAATAAGGCTTTTATGGTTGGCGGGGCGGATAGGGAATCGAAAAGTTTGCCGGCAGCGAGGCCGACATTTGGGTTTTCGAAGGGGTTCCACTCCAGGTGCTTGCGAATGAACACCCAAGAGGTCCTTTCGCAACGGTATGCGAAACCCTTTCGAAACAGTTCCTCGAACCCTTTCGATACCCTTTCAGGATCCCACTGCATGTCTTCGGCAACGTATGCATCTGGCAGGCGGAAACAGCCAAGCATGTTGCCGTGTGGGCAGGTCATCAAGTACACCGCGAGCATCCGGCCATCCTCGGTCAGACTGCGCATGTCCTCGCTCGACCAGAACGTCGCATAAATTTTCCCGTACTCGCGCATTACGCAGTCTCCTGCTGCACATCAAACTGGCGCCCTGCAGCCGGCGCAGTATGGGATTCTGGGGAGACCTGTGCCTGCGCATCCAGGCGCGCGTATTCGGCTTTGCGGGTTTTTTCGGCGTGTGAGCCGGGGTTGTATTCACAATCCGCCAGCGGCACGCCGGCCGCATGGTCGCGATGGGCACGCTCGATGACGCGCTGCTCGAATATCCCGATGGGCATGATCTGATAGTCCATCAATGCCCCCGTTCTGCGTCGTCGACGACTTTGCGCAGTTCTTGGCGGGCCAGGTACTCGGCGTCCTTGAGCTGCTGCTTCCTCGTTCCGATCGCGGCCTTGTCGTGTTGGCGCCAGACCTTCGCGGTGTGCGCGATCTTCTGATCCGACGTGCCTTTCTTACTTTCTTGTGGCATGACTATCTCTCTTGTTCTATTGCTGCGCTCGATCCTGGTGGAGTAGGCGGAAGCCTTTAAACCCGCAAGGGACGGTGCGCGCCGCCGGCTGCCGCCCGAGTCGCCGGCCGCATACCCGGACATGCTCGGGATTCCTTCGGCCGATCCGGCGGACTACCATTGCGCCGCGCGGCCTCGTTGCTCAGGTTCCGCAAAAACGTGCTGCGCGCCAGGCCATTTCGGACCAAGTCCAGCAGGTCCAATTCGGCAGGGTTAAACAGCACTTCGACGCACTCGGTGCGGGCTTTCGGGTTCATCTTTTCTCCTGGTAGTGGGGTGGTTCAGGGGTTCGGGGATTAGCTTTTGGTGGTGGCGGACTCGGCCGCTGGACTGCTGGACAAGTCAGGACGCTCCTCCTCAAAAGCGTCGGGCCTGACCGCTTTCAAGTACATCAAGCGGGCCGGAGGAATACCGTTCTTGAGCCATTGGGAGACCGCGCCTGGGGTGACTTCGCAGATTCCCGCGGCTTCTGTAGTGCCGCCGAGGCGGTCGATGATTCTTTGGGTGTCTTGAGTGTCCATGCTCAACACTTTAGCGTACTAAAGTATTGAATGCAAGCACGCTAAAGCAAATAACATTTAGAGTGCTAAACATGAATACTCTTGCAACACGCCTTGCCGAAGTAATGGCGGAACTGAATTTCACAAAGAACAAGGAGCTGGCAGCGTTTTGTGACGTCAGCGAAGGCTTGGTCGCTCAGTGGTTTGCTGGCACCACAAAGCTGGGCCCGAAACCGCTGAAAGCCTTCGGCCGCACTCACTTCAGCCTGGACTGGATCGTCGAGGGCAAGTTGCCGAAATACCGGAAAGATTCATCGTCCGACGGCCTGTTGCCGGTGCATGCAGCAGACAAGGATGACCCCGACTTCATCCAGATTCCAATGGTGAAGTTGCGCCTGCAGGCCGGGGTGACAGGCTTCCAGACGGAGCCCGAGCGGCGCGACGGCGGCACGGTAGGCATGCGCCGCAACTGGATCGAGCGCACCGGCCTGAACCCGGCCCAGCTGGTGGCCATCCTGGTCAAGGGCGACAGCATGGAACCGTCGCTGTACGAAGACGACATCGTGGTGATCAACACGGCCGACAAGAAGCCGGTTGACGGCACAGTGTTCGCAGTGAATTACGAGGGCGAGGCGGTAGTAAAGAGACTCGCGCGCGACGCCGGCGACTGGTGGCTGACCTCAGACAATCCGGACCAGCGCAAGCACCACCGGAAACTTTGCCGCGGCGAGGCCTGCATTGTGATTGGGCGCGTGGTGCGCAAGGAAAGCGACAGGATTTGATAATGCGACCGTTTATACATCGGCTGGCTATTTGTTTTTGGGTGCTTTGGATCGCCCTTTGTATCCCGATATTGGGAGCTGGGATCTATAAAGCGATTTTTGACGGCACCGACCTCTACACACACCGGGATTACGAAAGCCGCCCCAGCGCTCCGGTGGCAATCGTCGAAGAGTTCCAAAAGGGAACCCTCGGCCCAGAAAATACGAAAGTCCTTTTAAGGGCCATTCGCACCTACGAGTTGAATGTTCCTCCGGGATACGAGATTCCTGTTCCCAAGCCCTGGGATGATCGCCTTGCCCTTCTCGGAGTCGGCTTGCTTCTCGCCGGCATCACAGGATTCTTACTGGGGCTGTTTCAGTATCTAGTTGTGGGGCATCCAAATCCGATCAGGCTGCTTAGGGCGAAGATCGAGAGTACGGAATAATCCCGCCCAGGCTGGCGCGGGAAGGAGAGAAGATGGAATCGACTGAATTTCGCCTCGAGCAACTGGAGCATACCTTAGACGCCGTCGGAGGTGCACAAACAGCTATGTTCGCTGCGCTGGGTTACCTTCTGTCGACACACAGAGGTAATCCACAAGCCATTGCAGTGATCGGAAACGCGCTTGAGGCCGCACGTGTCGGAATGATGAACTCTGCAACGGCGTCGGATTACAAGGCGCAGGCCTTTGATGAAATGGCTGAAACGGTGCTTGAATTGCTATCTTGAGTGCTTTGATATGATCGTCACCCTGCTTGCGTGCGGCCGCCTGCCGCCGCCGCTCTGCCATTGGCATAACCTCATCCACTAGGCGCACGACCTCCCGCCAATTGCGCTCGTTTTTGATGCGCACAGCTTCTTCCTTCGGCTTCTGAAGCACCACATGGACGACATCATTGTTGCGCAACGTGATCGTCAATATTGCCTTCGGCTTTGCATTCCCCATCCCACCCTCCCATGACTCCCGCCCAGTGCGGGTATTTTTTCGCCCCGACATTCGTGGCGCCGAGCAAAGTTTAGCAAAATCTTTAGCCTGCTAAAAATATTTCTTGCACTCTTTAGTTTAGTGCGCTAAAGTTTAACCCATCGAACAGCACCACAAACCACCGCAAAGCACCGCGAATCACAGGGGGAAAGAGATGGGACACAAGGAATTCAGCTGGACGCCAACCGACCGGACGCACGAGCTGCAGGGCGAGGCCGACGACGCCTTCGATGCGCGCCTGGTCGAGGGCACGAAGCGCCACGCCGCCGCGCTGCGCAAGAACGCATTGACCGGCCATGTGCAGACGCTGGAGCAGCTGGCTGAAGGCCTGGCCCACCGGATGAGCGGCAAGGGCGTCACCGAGACCCTGGTGCGCGTCGCGCTGGTCGGCGGGGCGCTGACGGCCGGGCAGGTGCTGCTGGACCTGATCGAGAAGGTGATCGATACCGACGCCGAGAACGCTGCACTGGTCGAGCTCGAGCGCGCGAACCTGGCTGGTGGCCTTGACTGGGCCGCGATGCGCGCGGCGGCGCCGGAGCTGCAGCTGCCGGGATGAACCGTTGGCGCTGATGGCCTCCGTCAAATCCTCAGCTATGCCCGGCCCGGCTGAAATAACAGGGCACCAGGTCTGGAAGGCCCGTTCGCACTACGTAGGTGCCGCCTGACTGGCGTAACCAGTCACCACACAAAAGGCGTTGGAGTAGGGGTCTAGCTCACTTATCCGCGGCGCCGCGTTACGAGAGACGCAGGTTCAAATCCTGCACGCCTTTTGTGTGGTGTAGCTCAGTTCGGTAGAGCCAGGGGCGGCAGCAGCCGTATGGCGCAAGGACGCGCGCGACCTTGCAATGCCATGGCGCAGGTTCGAATCCTGCCACCACACGCGAGCCTGACCGCGCACAGGCCCATGTCCAGCATGGTTAAAGCTGGAACCCAAGCGAGGCCGCTCTAACAGCCCGAGCCGATGAGAGGTCGGCACCCTACAACAAGGAGAACGCAATGCCAACTGGCTACACCCACAAGATCAAGGACGGAATCACCTTCAACCAGTTCGCGATGTCCTGCGCCCGTGCCATGGGCGCACTGGTGATGATGCGCGACGAACCGAGCGATGCCCCGATTCCGGAGGCGTTCGAACCATCGACCTTTCACAAAGACAAACTGATGCAGCTGCGCGACCAGCTGGGCAATCTTCGCTCGATGTCGGTCGCGGAGATCGAGAAATCAGCGGCGGCCGATCACGCCAAGAAAGTCGCGGAACACGCTGAGCGCGAGAAGGACCGCGCCGACCTGCGCGCCAAGTACGTGGCAATGCTGGAAAAAGTTCAGTCCTGGACATCGCCGACGCCGGCACACGATGGCTTCAAGAGCTTCATGAACGAACAGATCACCAACTCGATCGACTGGGACTGCGACGGCAAATACGATACGGCGCCAACGGAGGTGGAGCCTGCGCAGTGGATCGAGCACCAGCTGGCCAGGACGCTTCACGAGATCGAGTATCACACGAAGGCCAATCTGGAAGAGATCGAGCGCACGGTTGCGCGCAACGCGTGGCTGAAGGCGCTGCGCGACAGCCTGGGCGAGACAGCATGAACACCCTTCGCAAACTGTTCGCCCGCCTGTTCTGGCGCCACCAGTGGGACATCATTGTCCGGGTTGATGGCAACCCAGCGACGCGCACTTGCGCTGTGTGTGGCCGCGTCGAAAACCTGCTGGATGACGGCTGGGGCCCGCAGTGGGTCATGGACAAGGCAGGCGACGCAGGCAAGCACCACGGTGGCGGGAAATGATTCGCTTCCTCCTGCTCGCCGGCATCGAATGGACCGACGCCAATCAGCCGACGGTGCTGGTGGTGGCCGCCTTCGCGCTGCCTACCGTCGTCGTCGGCACCATGTCCTTACTGCGGTGGCTGCAATGATCCGCGACTTCTTCCGCGCCGCGGTCATCGTGTTTGCCGTCCTTCTTGTGTGCGCAGACCTGAGCAAGCGCGATGAAGAGATTACCTACGTGAAGGATTGATCATGAACCGACTTCAACAGGACGCCGCCGACGCCCTCGCAGCGCAGGAGCGGCAGCGCAAATGGCGTGAGCGCGTTCGGGCAGACCTCGCGCGCTCGCAGGACAGCAAGATCGTCGGCAGCTGGAAGCCGATGCTTACCGAGCAACAAAAGCAAGAGCAGGACCGCTATATCGCAGAGAACAATCTGCCTTTCTAAACCATCGCAACCACCAGGAAAAACCATGTCCATCGCAACCCTCATCATCGGCGAGTCCGGCACAGGCAAGAGCACCAGCCTGCGCAACCTGAACCCCGCCGACACACTCCTGATTCAAGCCGTCAAAAAGCCCCTGCCGTTCCGCTCCGGCGACTGGAAGCCGGTGGTAAAGGGGCAGGGCGGCAACGTCTACGTGAGCGACGCCAGCGCCAATATCGTGGCCGCCATGGACCGTACCGACAGGCAGATCATCGTGATCGATGACTTTCAATACGTGCTGGCGAACGAGTTCATGCGCCGCGTCACCGACAACGAAACCGGGAATGGCGCCTTTGCCAAGTACAACGAAATCGCGCGCAGCGCCTGGGACATCCTGATGAAGGCCAGCGCCCTGTCCGACAGCAAGCGCGTGTACATCCTGAGCCACACGAGCACCGACGAAATGGGCAAGACCAAGATCAAGACGATCGGCAAACTGCTGGACGAAAAGATCGTGCTGGAAGGCCTGGTCACCATCGTGCTGCGCACCATGAAGATCAACGACGAATATGTGTTCGCCACCAAGAACAGCGGCAGCGACACCACCAAATCCCCGATGGGCCTGTTTGAAGAGGGGCATATCGAGAACGACTTGCTCGCGGTCGACAAGGCAATTTGCGAGTACTACCACCTCAACTAACCAAGGAAAACCATGTACGCCCTAAATCCTGAAGCAGCAAAAAAAGCCGACGTGATCGGCGCCTACATCACCGAAACCGGCAAGTACCTGGGCACGTTTATCCGGGCCGAAAAGCTGGTGAGCGCCGCCAAAGGTACGGACGGCATCGGCTTCACGTTCAAGGATACGACCGATCGGGAGTGCCGCTTTGATGTGTGGACGCAGAAGCAGAGCGGCGAGGCGTTGTCGGGCCTGAACCTGATCAACGCCATGATGGCCTGCATGTCGCTGCGTGGCCTGACCGCCAGCACGCAGCGCGTGAAGAAGTGGCACGACGGAAAAGAGCAGGTAATGGACGCCGAGTGTTTCGCCGACCTGATGAACAAGCCTGTCGGCCTGCTGCTGCGCGCCGAAGAGTACGAAAAAATGAAGGATGGCCACAAGACCGGTGATACCGCCTGGCGCATGGGCTTGTTCGCTGTGTTTCAGGCGTCGACCGAGCTGATGGCGTCCGAGATCCTGAACCGCAAAACGCAGCCGGAGCAACTTGCCAAGGTTTTGACCCAGCTGGCCGATAAGCCGGTGAAGAAGTCCGCGGCGAGCGGCGCCCAACGTCAAGGCTCGCAGTCGAGCAGCGATGTGCCGGCCGACTTCGACGATATCCCGTTCTAGATCATGCTCGACCTGTCCACCATTCCGGATGATGTGCTGCGCGCGCGGGGCGAATATGCGACCGTGCGCGGGGCACACGAGGACGAGAAAAAGAACCTGCAGATGCTGTGCGGCGAGCTCTCTTCGACCGCTTCCAAGGTGCTGCGCCGCATGCAGCCGGACAATGACGCGGTTCCCGACAGCGTGGACGAGTTGCTCGCTGCCGCGCGCGCATCGCTTGACGCCATCGAACTGTGCGTCAAGCAGATCGAGGGCCTGGCGCAACAGAAGGCCGACATCAAGCAACAAGCCTGGGGTCGCAAATGAAGCGCACGTTCATCCTCGCGCATGACGAAGCGCGCCGCAATGCCGCTCAGGCTGTCCAGGCGGCCCCACAGGGCTATTGCGTGACGATCAGCGAGCAAACACGCACGCTTGAGCAAAACTCGCTCCTGTGGCCTCTGCTGGGTTGCCTGTCGAAGCAGCTTCAATGGCATGGCGCCAAGCTGTCACCGGACGACTGGAAGGACTTGCTCACGGCCAGCCTGACCAAGCAGCGCAGCGCGCCCGCGATCGATGGCGGCGGGTTCGTCGTCTTCGGTGAGCGCACCAGCAACTACACCAAATCCATGTTCAGCCAGTTGATCGAGCTGATCTATGCCTTCGGCGCCGAGCGCGGCGTCGATTTCAACCAGCGGTAACTACCAGGAGCATCCATGTTCGGCCTCTACACCCAGCAAGTAAAACTCGCCTCCGTCAACGCCCGCGCCGAGCTGCACGGCGAAGACTCGCGCCCGGCATTCGACCTCAAGATCGAGGCCACGTTACCCAATGACGCGCTGATCGACTTCGATCCGATCCTGCGCAGCACGCTGTTCAAG